GATACTGTAGTGCCGCCAAGGAAAGAATCGTTGATAGGTTCAAAGATAAGACCTCCTATTATGGAGTTAAGGTCTGAAATATAGCAAAGGTCGCTAAATCTACGGGCGAGAGATTACCTGCATTGTCAATATAAGCGGTATAAACGTGTATTCCGTCATTATACAGGATTAGCCCACTGTTCATATAATGCAGATATTTGCTATTGTTGTTGTTAGTTGCCCATTTTATAAGGTCTGCTGCTGTAACTAGAGGCATTATTCTCCCTTCTTCCCCTTGTTTTTATAGGCAAGCGCAGTTTCTTTGGTTAATACGTTGTTTATGTCGAATCCCTTCATGTTTTACCTCCTTATTAAGATGCTGAATAATATCCATTAGCTGATATTACAAAATATGTACCGACACCACCAGCACCTATACCTATACTAATTGAAGTATTAATAGCAGTTCCTTGTAAAGGAGGATTAAAATTTAAAATAATAGGATTAAATTGTCCAACACCAGTCTGTATAGGATATGTAGTATTTCCGGTTAAAAATTGTATATTAAGATAAAGACTACTTAATAATACTGCAATATTAAAAGATAGGGTTACTTGAGTTATATTTCCAAATTTGCCTGCTACCGCTGGCATAGTAAGTGTAAATGCTGCATTTGCACCACCAGCCGTACCTGTCCAAGGTGTTTTTCCTGTTGGATATGCAGAATTATTTTGTGCTATCAAAGCTAGTAAATCTGTATTAAGTGTGGTCAGTTCTGTAGTTATAGCTCCACCCGCTCCTAAAGCAGTTAAAAGTTGAGCTAGTGTTGTACTTGCTGCAAGTGTGGTGAGTTCTGTAGTTACTGCCGTTACTGTAGCATCCTGGGCAGGTGAGCCGGGGAGGGATGTCACGCCTACCGTGCCTATGGCCGCTGAACCAGCAACCAGCGAGGGCAGCGTAGTAACTTTGATGCCCGCTGTCACCAGGGCATTGTAGATATACGACAGCCAGCCAGTAAGACCGCTACCAGAAGGAAGCGTTACGCCTGTGATGTTTGAGCCACCATCGTTTGACGTGACGGTGCCAGAGACGGTAACGCTTGGCATGGTCTTAACAACGATCCCGTTTGTGGCAAGGTTCGTGTTGATCGTTGTGAGATCGCTGTTTGTGGTTCCTATAGAAGTGTTGATCGTGCCCAAGCTCGTGTTGACGGTTCCTAGATCCGTGTCCAAGGTTGCAAGAGTTTTACCGCCAGCCATAGTTGTAAGCTCAGTAGTGACCGCTTGAATATCAGTGTCTAGCGTCGCAAGAGTCTTACTAGCTGCGATGGTTTGTAATTCCGTGGTCACGGCAGCGACATCCGTATTGGTAGTTCCTAGCGTGGTGTTAATGGTCTGCAAATCAGTGTCTAATGTCGCCAGCGTCTTACTTCCCGCCATTGTAGTCAACTCTGTGGTCACTGCGCCAACGCTTGTATTGATCGTGCCTAAGTCAGTGTTGGTTGTTCCCAAAGTAGTGTTGATCGTACCGAGATCCGTATCGAGCGTAGCGAGGGTCTTGCCTCCCGCCATCGTGGTTAATTCAGTCGTTACTGCCGTGACAGTCGAATCCTGAGCGGGTGAGCCGAGCTTCGACAGAAGCCCCTTGATGTACGACATCAGGGTTCCCGATGTGGCCGGGTTTGTATTGGCCGCGTCCGCTTCGGTTCCTATGGTTGTGATAGCTCCATCCACAAAGGCACCCGCTATCGCAGTGACCGCACCACCGCCTCCTCCACCGCCGCCAGATACGGGAATCCCCCATACGGCTGGAGGGCCTGCGCTGATCAATACTAACGTCAGTTCGTGCCCACTGGAATCATCTATCCTGCTTGATCCGTGTCCCATTCTATTTCCCCCTCAGCCAAGCGAAGAGTCGGCAGAAGATACATTTACGATTTAGACTCTCGCTGATCTCCCGCAACTCTTTCAACGTGTAATACTGCAGGCTATCGCCCACACTCTTTATATTGGGGACAAGCTGATCCTCCGGGTAAATCATGCCCAGGTCACTGTAATGTCAGGAGGGGTTCCTGTTCCCCCGGTGACGATGGTGATCCCGTTCTTCATCTGCGCGTCATAGGTCAACTGCCCCACCCCGGACGCGGTAGCGTCGATGAGCGCCATAGTCCCCGCGCTGTTTGATCCGTTAGCGTTGTCATAAATCCCGACCTGGCAGGTAGTCGTTCCATGGGTGTTTATGGTTATCGCGTGCAGAAGCCCTGGGACGAGCTTCACGTTGGTCGTTGTGTTGGTTGCTATATGAGTATAAATCCACCTGTAGATAGCGGCCAATTATTTCACCTTCCTTTTGGCTTTCGGCTCTACCTTTGTTTTCTTTTTCGGCTTCTCTTTCGGTTCCTTCTTCGGTTCCAGAAGATTGACAATGGTCATGCCATCGCGGATCTCTTTCAATTCCCGGTAAATCAGCCATTGGATGCTGCGATCCAGATCGGGAACCCCCGAGTCAAGTCTTGATTTGATTTCCTCTTCGTTTAATATTTTCATTGTCCTCCTTGAAAAATTAGGGAGGGCTGCGAACCCTCCCCTCTTTTTACCAGTTGGCGACCATGAACCAGTTCACTCCGTCGCATTGCAGCATGGTCAGATGCGGGCCGGTTGTCCCTTGAGTCCCCGCGGCGAATCCTTGGATCGCGGACCCGCCAAAGGTGAGGGTCGCGGTGAGGCCGCTGGAGTAGACGAGCAATGTCTCGCAGCCGCCGGACGCCGCAAACGACGCGGAGGTCGGTAAAGTAATGGTGGTAGTGCCTGCTCCGATAACCCGGATCAGGTAATCGGATGTCAGGGCAGTATAACCTGAAAGCGCCACAGCCGTGCTAATCGGCGTCACGTTGCCGTCGGCCTTGTTGATGAGAGTATCCGCAGAGTAGGGCGACAGGATTGTGTCCTGCGTTCCGTAGGCAATCGTGCCGCCCTGTACTGTGGGGTCTTGTAGACCGATGTGATCTTTGCTAGACATAAAGTTATCTCCTTTCTAAGGGAGTATGTACATAGCCTTTCCAACCTAAGTGGGATACACCATAAATAACGAAACTGGTTTTACTGCGCCGGCTCCGAATCTTGCACGGCCACCGAATACGTTGTTGCCAGTGTTCTCATCGATCCATGATCTCACCCTGAGACCGACGCGGTCGATCCAGATCAGGCCGTCTCTCTGGCACCTCTTGGAGTCCATGACCCACCAGGGCATACCGTTGGTCGAGGTTCCACCCGTCGGTACGGTCAACTGGTTCCATACGACCACGTTCCATCTTTCCGCATGGTAGTTGAAACCGGCGTCGGTAGTGCCGGGCTTCTTCCCGTCGCCATCGGTGAAGACAGCATCCGCAACGGCCTTCTTTATGACAGGGTCGTTGGGGATGATGATCGTGTCGGGCTGGATGTTCAGGATGTTGCCGTCGTGATCGGTGAACTTCTGCATCTTGTTCTCGATTGACGCTAAATTATCATACGAGAACACGTAGGAAGACCCGGTCAGGTAGTTGGTGTTGACTGCCGCCGAGAAGTTCGAGTTGCCCGTAGCGCTCGTGTGGGCCGCGCTAAACAGCGCGACAGTGTCGTTGCTAGTGTAGGGATAGGTCTGGCCGTTCCACACGAACGACGTTGCGTTGCCGTTGATCAGGAACTGCGACCCGAATTGATCCCTCGTCCTGTAGTATGACTGGATGAAGTCGGCTGCCTCGGACTTGATGTTGAACATCTTGGCATCCTCGATCATCGTCTCGGTGACTTCAAACGAGAGCTTCCATTCGGACGGCGTCACAACCTGTTCGTAGCCGACCTGCTGGGAGGTGCGGGGATAGTTGCCGCCTTCTCCCACATTCTGGAAGTTTCCCTTGCTGGTAAGTTCAGAGAATTTCTCAGCGTACTTATCAGAGTCCATGACGTTGAAGATCAGGTTCAGAGGTGATTTATACCCCTCTTCCTCTTCCTGCAAAAAGGCACGAATTGGATCTTGGGACTTCAATTTGTTATCGTAGAGGCTTTTTATCCCCTACTTCTTACGGTTCTGTTCCCGTAAGTTCAGCATATCTTTTCGCCCTCGACTTTACGTTAGGGTGCTGCGGACTCGTGGAGGGATTATATTCTCTTTCGAGTTTCACCCTCTATGCGTTGCGTGTGACTAGGCTGTTACGTCTAGCCTTCCACTCTGATTGGCATGTTCTGAAACATATGCAGAGATTGCTTTCAATCTCTCGACATCGAAGAAAACCTGTTGAGGATACCATTCTACAAGGTCTTTGTGGTGCTTGCTAGCATTGCACCCAGGGCAAGCAGGGATGATATTTCCAAGTGTGTATTCGCCATATTCGCTAACAGGGATGATGTGTTCTTGCGTCAGTTTCTTTGGCTTCTCACCACAGTATGCACATCTGTAATGAAAGAGCTTCTTGACTTGTTTCCACTGTTCGCAGGTAAAGTCTGCCCTGAGGCCTTTCACTCTTACCCTGCGAAGGCAGGCACGCTGGATATAGGCTTCCGTGTTTTTCTTGTAGTCTCTATCCTTATGCTCTTTATGCCTCTCGGGGTGCTCGGCAACCCATTTGCGGTGATTTTCCCTGGCACGTTCCATTGCCTCTTCGCTCTTGTGCCTTCGGTTATATTGCCTTTCAGCGCCCCTTGCTTTGTGCTCCTGTGCATATTTGTGGTTGTACTCTTTTACATGCTCCCTGTTATCTCTCTTCCACTGGCAGATACATTCTCCACAGATAGTTGTGTAACCATCTCTCTTTGTCTTGTCCTTGTAGAATTTTGCCTCATCTAAAGTTCTCTTACATTTGTTGCATTGTTTCAAAACTTCACAGCCTTCCAGATTTCTTCCGCAGTTATAATATAACAGGTTTCCCTGCTACACGGCAAGCCATTCACCAAAGATACTGTTGTTCAGTCCACTGGTTTTACTAAATACTAACGGCATTCAGTTTCACTCCTTTATCAGTTTTTACAGTACGTCGAAGCGTCCGGTCACTACACCACCGAGAGTCGCAGTAAGGCTGGTCGTTGTAAGGACGTGGAAATACAGGCCGACAGTCGCGGCCACGGTCGCCACACCCGCGTCAACGTAGACGGCGTTGGTGGCGTCGATGGCGTAGAACGGGAAGGCCAGGGAAGCGTTCGTGATCGCCGCGGAGCAGGCAGTCTGCCAGATCTGCGTCGGGTCTACGAGGACAATGGGCACCTGCGCAGCAGAGGCAGCCGCAGTCACCGTCGCTATCGCCGCCTGGCATACTCCCAGGATGGGGCCAAGCAGAGAAGTCGCCGGAGCCAGGCAGCCGGAAGCGTTGACGTACACGACGCTATCGATGGCAAGGCCGGTATTGGATGCTACGGAGTAGTTGTAGTTAAGCGGCGCGCTCGCGCCACTCAAAGATTGAATCAGCTTAAAAGCCACTTGTCTCACTCCTTCTTAACGAGTTCTTGGATTGTTTTTCCTGTCTTCAGCGATACATTTTGCCTTGAACTCCATGATCTTTTCATCCGTCCAGGTCGGGTTCATTGCCTTGAAGCGGGCAAATTCATCCGCGTCGATCTGAATATGCTCGAGATCGTTGGTCGTCGCGGCTCCCTCCGATTTGACGGAGGACCTGCCCTGGATTGAGTTTAAGGTAGCCTGCTTCGCTTTCTCGGTCCTCTTTGAAGCGAGGGCAGTACGGTTCGCGCTCTCGTAGGCGTCGAGTATCGAATAGCCTTTCTGCTTCAAGAAGAGCATCTTGGCATAGACTTCATCCCCGACGATCCCCTTGATTTTCTGGTCGGCAGCCTGGTCAGTAGACGATTTCACCTGCAAACTGGTAAACTCAGGCCATTCTTCTCCCAACGCGGAGAGCTCGGCGTTGAAATCGGTTACGTGGGCGCGCTCTGACTCTGCTTTCTTTGTTTCTTCCAGCGCCCGCTTTATGGATTGGAACTCAGGATCGGTCCTGATGATGTCCCTGATCGTCTGGGGATCCCAACCGGCATCCTTGTATTCCTGAAGTTTCTTTTCCATCTCGGCCTGCTGCTCAATTGTTTTCTGAGCATTGGCGGCCTCTTTCCACTGATCCAGCTCTGCCTTTAACCTTGCCGTCTCTTCTTCAGCCCTTCTTGCCTTGGCGAAGGCGGCGTCCAGATCAGGACTCTGCTTGCTGGTCCGTTCGGCGGCTTCGGACTCGCTAGTTTCAGCGACGGTTTCGCCTCCGGTTTCGTTTTCATCTTCAAATTCCTCATCGGCAGGTTCGCCGGGGAAGAGGACGGCGGGCTCCTCTATTGCGCCGCTAATCGGATCTGGCATATCTTTGCTCCTTGCGGTTTACCCTCCGCATCGGGAAATCACCCGAAGGCGTTATTTCTTGCTGGAATCTCCGTAGCGCAGATCCTCGCCCATGATGTACTTGGGTCCTACTGAATCCCGCTCGACCTTCGCACCTATGCGATTTACTGAAGATTTGTTCGGGAAGCCCTCGTTCTGCTTACGGGTCTGTGTTCCGCTCTTGCCGCGTTGCTTGCCGTCCTGCACGTTTGTCACCTCCTTAACGTGAAAAAGGGGAGCCTGTGGTTTCCCACTAGCCCCCCGTCTGGTTGTTCCTGATCGGAGTTTACTTATTCAGTTTTAGCGTTTCCAGCTTTTCTACAAGCACGATAAGACTGTCCTGGATGGTGATCGTGATCTTCCCCCACTGGATCTCTTTCAGGGCGTTGATAATCCGCTCGTCGGTGAATAACAGCGACGCTTGCACTACTTGGTATGCGGGTTGATGATGGTCTTGCGCTTCTTCGGCTTCGGCGGCTCCACCAGGTGATCCAGGTTGCCGCCCTTGCGCGGGCCGACTGCCGGTTTCTTTACCATGCTCTGCTTGGTTGCCATCTCGCTTTTTCTACCTCCTAGTATTTTTGGCTTGTCGAGACTTTGAACTCCGTCATACTGCTTTTTACTCGCGTTGGGCATGGGACCTTTCTCAAGCTTCTTCTTCTTAGCCATCTCACCACTCCTTATTTTTCTCTACGCGAAGGGCATTTTGGGATTGTTCAGCGAGGGCACCTGCGGCGCCTTCTTGGGCGGCATCATCGGGAGGGCCATCTTCTTTGCCGCCTTGGGCATCGGCATCTTCTTCATCTTGGCCTTCGCCTTGGAAACAACCTTCTTTACCGCCTTGGGCTTGAGCATCTTCTTGGTCTTGGTCATCTTTTTGGTCATCCTTTCTTTTTCGTCTTCTTCACGTGCTTGGGCAGGTTCTTCTTGCCTTTCGATTCCTTGTCCCACTTCTTGACTTCTTTCTTACTGACCGGGCTGTTGGGGCTGTGGAAGAGGCCCTGCTGAGCCTTGCTGAGATACGGCACCCTGGCCACCTCCTTCAAAACTAGCTGCAATTTGTTGCATAGCTTCGGGAGGCTGTTTCATCATGGATATCACGATGTTCGTCTGCTCGTCCTGGGGAAGCGTGGCGAGCTTCTGTCTCACGGCCTGCGGCAGAGAGGTGATAAATTGTTGGATGTCTCCCTGGTTCGGCATTCCCCCTTGTCCGGGCTGCGCTTGCGGCTGTCCGGACTGTCCGGGTTGTCCCTGACCTTGGGGCGGCGCCTGTTGCTGCTGTGCTTGCTGCTGTGCCTGTTGCTTCTGCTGTTCGATCAATTGTTCTTTAACCATCGTCGCCTCGGGGAAGTCTATCGACTCCATGATCGTCCAAAAAGAGACCGGATCGATCTCCTTCATCTTGGCGAGGTTGATCAACGTGTTGGTGAGCCAGACTTTATCTCTCGGCAAAGAGTCCTTCATGTTGGTGTCAAAGGTGAAGTCAGTGTTGTAGTACCAATCACCGTTGGCGTCCTGCCTCAAAAACTCATACTTGTTGAACTGTCCCCAATCGTCCTGGTTGTTCTCGTTCTTCGAGAGGAACGGTCTTAACTCGTCGTAATAGGCCAGTTTGAACTCAAACATCAGTTGGTACAGTTGCTTGAAGGCAATGTACTTGTTCTGCACCTTGGACTGGATTCTTCCAGAACTCTGATTGATCTGCTGCTGCTTGGCAACACCGCTCTTCGCTGAAGAATCCTCCTTGCCCATGAAAGCGTTAGTAATTCCTAAGGTGTTCTGCGCCCATTGGTAAAGCATACTGGCAAACTCCAGATCCTGCGATACGTTGGCCTGCAGATCAACCACGTCGAAAACCTGAAGCTCGGCAGCGTTTCCTCTCACCACTTCGTAGAGCTCATTCTTGAGATTGAGCCTCATCGTGTCTAAAGTCTTTATGATCACGCCGCCGGTCAGTAATTTATCTTCGATGGTGGAGACGATCTTCTTCAGGGCGTCCTGCTGATCGCGGATCACATCGACATCGCTTTGTCCGCCGAATTGGAAGTTGACCGGGACGTTTCTCCTGACGATGATCGGATAGTTCGCCGGCTGGAAATAGGGGACTTTCGTTCCCTTGGGAATCTTCGTCCCGTTGGCGAGAACAACATCTTCCGTGATCTCTTCCTCGTCCTGGATCACTTCTTTGAACCTTTTTGAACCGCACTCGCACTCATCGGAAGGGCCTTGCGGCAGACCGCAGTCTTTGCATACCTGAAGTCTCCTGTGATAGAACTTCTCGATATTCTCCAACGGGACGGTCCTTGTCCAGACAAACTTATTTATGTCGCCGTCGGTGTCCTTGTACCAGCACTCGACCAGAGTAACCTTGCCAGGCCAGTTCTGCGTTCCATGAAAGGCGTTCATCTGTGGATATTCGTCCGAGTCACCGGGGCCTATGTCGACGTTGTACCGCCGCTCGACGTATCTCTTGGTAACAGAGAACATGATGAAGAAATAATCCATATCTTTAATGCGGTAGACTCCTGGCTGCGGGATGAAAGCCTTGGGATGCGGGTTCTTCACTTGTAACTCTCCGCGCCATAGATGATGCTTCACGTCGGGATTCCACATGATTTCAAAGAGAGAGAATCCCTGGATCGTCGTCGTCCTCTCGTTCTCATCCAGCATTTCCCCGAAGTCCGGAATGATCTTGATGTCATCTTTCGCGGAATCTTCGATCATCTGGGCAAGGTACTCGAATCCCCTGTGCCTTGACTTCACAGTAGGAACGGGAACCGTGTTGTCCACCTCGGACTCCAAAAACTCATAGACGATGTTGACCACGTTCTTTGAGAGCTTCCCTGACTTGGATCTGGTGTCGGGATCGTAGTCCACATCGATTGTTCCGTTGTAGATCATCTCACGGTCGTTGAAAAGAGTTTCGGGATAGTTGTTCGCTTTGGAGAGAGCGCTCTTCAACTTCTCATCCCAGTATTTCAACTTTGCCATGAGTTCCTGATCTGATTGGCGGTCTGCTAAAGTATCTGCCACTTTTTTAATCACCTTCCGAAACGGTTTCAATAAGTCCATTTAATCACCTCAGCCTGCTAGATAGGCATCGCGGATGTAGCGCTTCCTGCCTGCTGCGTATGTTGATATTGATACCTTTGGCAGTTGCTAAACTTAGAGCACAACGCTTCCGCACTGAACAGCGTTACGTTATCAGGCAACGTACTCTCAAATTTTTCTCTGTCCCTCATGTGTCTGCAAACCTCTTTATGATCGCAATCAACGCACTTGTTCATTCCACACCTCCGCTAAGAATTGATCAATGCCTGCTGCCATGTTCAACGGCGGGTATAATTGTTTGAACTTCGCTTTAGCCTCGTCGTAATCATCCGGCAGGGAGTTTCGCATCGCCAACATCGCCACTCCTGGCCCGCGTGACTCGCCTCGGTTGCAGTGTACTAAGACCTTCACGCCGCACTTCAAGGCTTGTTTGATAGCGTCTAATGCCGGCTGAATCAGGCGCATCGAAAAGAACTCCGGCGATGCGGTGTCGACCATGTTCAGGATAATCCTGGTTGGCCGGTAAGCGACTAGATACTCAGGATGCTCCTTGTCGCACTGCTTAGCGTAGCCCACAGCATTACGATGGAAGGGGTATTTGGCACACTGGACGAGGTAAAAACCTTCCGCGATGTCATCCTGGCTGCCGACATAAAGATTGGGATAAACTTCGATCATGTTAATCACCTATTTCTAGAGAGATAAAGATTGCGATAGTTACCAAAGTAAATATTATTCCATCTATCAACCAGCACCAACCATAAGGAGGCGTTGTCCTGATTGTTAAATATATCAGAACTAATGTCAGGACTGTAAGTAGTATTCTCATTTTCCAGTCATCCCCTTATCTCCCCCACTGATTGTTGCAGGTAAACGATCAGTTTGTTGATCTGATCTATCCCCGCGTTTACTGCTACTGACCAGACATCGGTTTCCGTATTGTAGGCGTAGAGAAGGATCTGATCGAATCCTTCCTTGTTCAGCTTCGAGAAATCGACCAGGGAATACAGATCGACGTCGTTCTTCGCCTTCAGCCTCTTCTCAACTAGGAATATGAGGTTGTCCAGAGCCGCGAGACAATAAGAACATATCTTTTCCTGTATCCTGAATCTCTGTTTCTTCTCGTCCTCCACAACTTGCACCAAGACCATATTCTGAATCGAGGGGTAGATCGCATCGAAGTATAACTTGTTGGAATACAGTTCCTCTTCGACACGTTTGATCTCCGGGATGAAAGATTCATTGTTCTCGCAGATACGAAGAAGGGATCGCTTATACCCGATCTTCTCCTTGATCCAACGTGCGTCATCCAATAGTTGACCGAAGAACTCGGACTGGTCGATTCTCTCAGGTTCGATAATTTCATGATGAACGAAATCGACATCATCCGTCATCCATTCTTGGCATACCTCTTTGAACGGTCTGTTCTCCGCTCCCTCTATTCCCAAGCCGCCTTCAGTGCAGTTGACAACCACGCCGTAAGACTGCGAGGCGATATTGTTCAGACAGTATTTCATCGCCTGAAAGACTTCATCCGTGTTCACATCTTCCCCGTTGATGTCCTTAATTGGTATAGGATGAGAATTATACTTTTGCTTGAACACTCCGAAGGCGTGAGACTTGTCGCCGTAATAACATAAATCCTGACCGATCAGAATCACAGGCGCGCACCCTAGATTGAAAGCGATCTGGATAGCCTGGCCTGTCACCGTCACTGTATCGCCCATGCAGGGAGCATCCTTGTAAAAACGCTTGGAAAGAAATTCTCCCTCTCCGAGGAAACGATACTGATTGCCCTTGAAAAGAGTTAATATGTCCGGGTGCGTTCTCAGGTTCGTTATCATGGGCACTTTATTGATCCAGGGCTTGCAGTAGTTGATATTCTCGTAGATAGGATCGACGCACATGATATACGTTGGCGTGATCCCTTTGACGTGCAGCGATAAAGCGGCTGTCCCACACGCGATGATCACTGCCTTGCCCTGCGCCTCTCTTAGCGTGTCGATCTGCTTCTCTAAACTGGGTCCTCCTGCTACGATGATCGCCGGGCAAGAGTATTTGCCGTAAAGCTCGCTGACCCATCTTTCCTTGCTCAATAGATTGATCAGTTGATGGTCTGCCCATTGAGTGAAGAAACGGTTTTCCGTTCCCGCTGATACGAGCAACGCGTTCTTAACCGCCTCGTCCATCATGCTCTCACCTGGAACGAGGGAACCGGCCACCGATTATTATATTCAACCGGCATCTGCTGTCTCACATAGAGCAGCCTATCGATGATTTCCGAGGCGATGGAATCAGCGCAATAGTTAAGCGTGTCCATCACCAGCAAACCGCTCAAGAAACATCTCTGTCGCCATTCCTGACGTGCTGCAGGATTAGTAAAGGGGGTATGCGGCCATGAAGGATGCCCCGTGAATTTAGTTCCAACTTTTTTCTCAATCTCCCTTGTCATCCACTCAAATTCTTTGGATATTTCCTGCCGGTCAAGTATCTCCAACGTCTTTTCCGCCGCCGCCAGTGCGATGCAATCCCCGGAGAAGGTGAATGAGTAGTGAATCCTGGTCATGTACTCCATATACTCTTTCTTACCGGCGATAGCAGATAGAGGATAGCCGTTGGCCAAGGCTTTACCGAGACACACGAGGTCGGCGTCCACTCCATAGCACTCTTGCGCGCCCCCCTTGGCGATGCGGAAACCGGTAACTACTTCATCAAGGATGAACAGGGCGTTGTTCTTGTGGCAGAGATTCTTGACGGCGTTCAGGAAATCGTCCTTCGGTTCCTCTTTATTCACAGGCTCCATGATCACGCAAGCGATCTGGTTAGGGTATAGATCGAAGATGGCCTCCAGGCTTGCGAGGTTGTTGTATTTGAAGGGGTGCGTCAGTTCTGATACTCGTCCCGGTACACCGAGATTTCGCCCCGCTACGCCTATGCTCCAGTCCTGCCAGCCGTGGTAGCCACACTGGGCGATGTGATCCCTTCCCGTGATCGCTCTGGCCAGTCTCACCGCGCCGCTGGTTGCATCCGAGCCGTTCTTGCCGAAGCGGACCATCTCCGCGTTGGGAACCATCTGACAAATCTTTTCAGCGACAATCTCTTCAAGCTCTGACGGCAGGGTGAAGATTGATCCCTTGTCGATCTGCCTCTTTACCGCGTCGTCTACTTCTTCGTTGCAGTAACCCAATATGACAGGCGTCAAGCCCATGACGAGATCGATGTATTCCTTGCCGTCAATCCAAAGCTTGCAGCCTTTGCCTCTCTCTGCTTTGCCGACACCAGGCCACTGAGTGGGGCCCTTGCTGAACGTCCCGGTTGTTCCAGGTATCCTCATGCGCCCTCCTTGGTGTTTCTTTTATACAGCGAATTGATTTCTCTCACTTCGGGATGCTCTCGTAAATAGCGGAGAATATGAAACAGGGTAAAGTTCTCCGGCATGGCATCCCATATTGTTCTTACTGCCTGATAATCCTCGATGTAGTCAACGGTGAGACGGATGTCTGTATACATCGGGCGGTCCGCATTGGTCGAAGCCTCTTCGGTGTTGGCTACCATCCACGTTGTAACGTGTTCCCGTTCTTTTGATTCCCTCCATGCCTCTTCAAGCATCGAAAAGGTAAAGACTTCGACATCCATGCCATCAGGGAGTTCGGGAGGATTGACGTTGCTTGAATAGTCTGCCTCCCACCGCAGGTGTCCGTCTACTGCTGCATCGATCACGTTCGGGTCAATCAACGGGCAGTCAGCGGTAAGTCGGACGATGTGATCGGCTCCTAGACTCTGGGCAGCGTTGTAATACCTATCCAAAACATCATCTTCACTGCCAGCGAAATAGGTAACGTCCATATCAGGGAAAGCGTTGCGGTCATCAAAAGGGACTGCTACGCAAACTTCATCCACCAGCGCCGACCTCTTCACTCGCTCCACCATCTGGACAATCATCGGCTTGCCACCGAGCGGGAGAAGAGCCTTGCCGGGTAATCTCGTCGAACCCATGCGCGCCTGGATGATCGCTACTACTTTGCCCATAGTGAATTGAACATTAGATCGCAGTGTCCTAGCTCCTTTCTGATCCGTTTGTAGAGCTTCGGGTTCTTCGGTATCTCTGCCAGGTCCTCTTCAAGCTGCGCCATTGTCTCGCAGCCGAATACCACGTTGTCGTAGTGTGACAAGGCATAGCCTAAAGCGCCTTGGACGGGCGTCGCTCCATATTGCCGGCAGAGGTCTCTGAATTGAACAGCCGGCGGAAACTGCGTGAACGCTGCGCCTTGCGTGAATGGAGCGCGGGCAAAAAGGTCATAGTCCAGACGGTACGTCGCTTTTAAATACTTGATTCTCTGGTCAAGAGCACCAAAGGGAAATTGTATGTTCCAATCCCAATGGACAGCGTCAAAGGCTTCTTCTCTCGTGTAGACACTTGAGCCAACGAATCTGGTCAGACCAAGGACTTTCATAAGCCGCATCGCATCGCATATCTCTTCGTTGTACTGATACCTCGGTGTGTGCAGTAGATACCCCTCGACCTGATCCAACTTCAACCTCTTGAGCGATCCTTCGAGATGTTCCCTGACCGCCGCTTTTACATCCGACACGCCATCCAGACAATTGGGCAATAGCTTCGTGATGACCTTCTTCCCCTGCATACCGGACTCGCCAAGGATCTCTTCGCTGCCGTATGCCTCGGCGGTGTCGAACCAGTCAATCCTCTCTTTGGCGTAGGCCAGCATTGACAGAGCATCAGCACGCGAGGGCTGGCCGGTCTTGTTGTTGCAACCGTAGGGCATACCGAGTTGGACTGTGCCCAGGATTAACATTTTCCCTCCATGTCTTTCACTGTCAGCCATTCTGTGTTTTTATCGCTCGACAGTTCATACCCTCCCATCGGTTTATCGTAGTGCCTGCCCCATTCGGGATATTCAGGGAGAATGATGTACCCTTCGTCTTCGATGGTGTGCCTCGCCTCGTCCTCGGTGATCAGGGTCTCGTGCAGCTTCTCTCCCGGTCGGATTCCGGTCACCCTTACTTTGCATCCAGGAGCGATTGCTTTAGCTAAGTCCGTTATCTTCATGCTCGGTATCTTCGGAACAAAGATTTCCCCGCCGTGCATACGAAGCAGAGAGGCGTGGACAAATCTTACAGCCTCATCCAGTGCGATCCAGAACCGCGTCATTCTTTCCGACGTCAAGGTGATCGTTCCGGTCTCCCGCTGCTTCAAGAACAAGGGAATTACAGACCCCCGCGATGAGACTACGTTGCCATAGCGTGTAACAGCAAAACGGGTCTGCATCGAACCAGCATAATTGTTCCCGGCAACGAAAAGAGATTCCATTAGGGCTTTTGACTTGCCGTATGTATTCACAGGGGCGCAGGCTTTGTCCGTGCTCAGGGCTATGACTTTCTTGACTTTGCATTCTATCGCCGCCTCTATGATGTTCTGTGCTCCCAGGACGTTTGTCTTTACGGCTTCGAAGGGATTGTACTCGCAAGACTCTACTTGCTTCATGGCGGCCGCGTGGATGACGTAATCGACACCCCTGAACGCAGCGAGCAGTCTTTCCTTGTCTCTTATGTCGCCGATGAAGAATCTCAGCCGCTCGTCCTGGATCTCCTGCTGCATCTCGTACTGTTTTAATTCATCCCGGGAGAACACGATCACGCGGGCCGGATTCTGCGTCAGTATGTATTTGGTGAAAAATCTGCCAAATGATCCTGTTCCCCCGGTGATGAGTATATTCATGAATAGACCTGATAATCATTGTTTGTCGTTGCGCTTGTCGTTGTGCCACAAATGAACGGAGACTGCCACCAATATGGCCCCATCGGTTCAGGTTGCGGATAAGTAATCGGTTGAGGCCAGATATAAGGTTGTGGCCAAGGGAACGGTGCTAACTGCTGAATCTCCTCGGTGGTGGTTCTCTTGATCAGTTTGCCTGTCTGGTCGAACTCCTCGATAATTGTCCTTGTCATCATAATACCTCCGCAAGTTGTTCAGGCGTCCTCGCAAAGTCTCCCGCGTCCAGACCAATTGAATCCTCAAGTTTGTAGTGACACTCATAGATCAACGGACTGTAGCGATGCCATAGGGTGAAGTCTGTCGTGTGGTCGCTGATGCCCTGGTGAAGCTGATCCGGTGCGTATCTCCATTCGTACTGCTCGACTGTAGCCGGATACTCCGAGACGCAGCAGAGATCCTTCCCTGATACGATTACCTTGACCTTGCGCGGCACCTCGCCGATCAGCCAGTCCAATTCTCTTCTGTTGGCGATTTTCACAAACGGCACGTCATACTTGAGCAGGAAGTGAAGAGATGATTGATCGAACACGCTCGCCGTTGTCTTGTAGCCTTGTTTCGCCGCGTACTCATATGCTATGTCAAATATGGTGTGGTTCAGCAGAAGGTTCTCCCCTGCCGCGATGAATAGCTGCCATTTGATTACGACCTCACGGTAGCCGGTGTCCACGGCCTTGAGCTCGTCGATCATTCGCTTAACGATGTCGACGTCGT